CCCGCCGGTTACCAATATGGTGAAGGGTTTCGCCATGTTTTCTAAATCCCCATAATGTTCGTCATCGGCTGTATAATGCTCTGGTGTCTCCAACCGGTTAAACGCGGTCGCCGATGGATACAAATATGCCATCATTTCATTGGCTTTAAAATCTACAAACCCTAAATCTAGGGGTTCATTGCCGTATTGTTTATCATGCCTCAAAACTCCTTTGAGATGTAGCATATCGGTCTATCCAATATGTTATATTTATACTAATATTCTAGTAGTGTCAACTGTTAATTTAGAACATTTGTAGTTCTAGGAAGTTCAACATTCAGTGATTTCAAATAATCAAGCATTACCAAATATTCTTTCACCGGTAGGTAGAATAATCACTACCGGCTTTGAAGTCTTTATTGCAAATCGTACAGTAGACCACGTTCCCGATCTTAATTGTTCAGTCATTTCAGCAGGAAATGCAAATATGCCGCTACTGGCTTTCACAATTTCTTTATTTCTAGCGAGATAATCAAGTGGAACATCAGCTACAGCCGAAGCTAGGAATGCTCTCTTATTGGATGCAATTGGAGGATGGAGATATATTTTTCCATACTGGACCCATATATCTCCAAGTTGAGCATCACCACCAATGCAATCGCCATTGTGTTGCCAACCATAACCCCTTTCAGCTAAAGTAGAAAAAATAGATTCTGCTACTTCAAGTTGAAGATTGGTTAGGCCGCGTTGTGTTGCGGTTATTCCAAAGTGTTTCAAATTATCAAGCATCAATAGTAAACTTTATATGTTTTTTCTTAAGTTCAAATTCACCAAGTTCTACAGGTCTATTCCAACCGTTTTTCTTTGCCTGTCCAACAGAATCAAACACACCAAGTTCAACAACAACATGTGCCATTAGTGTTTTACCTTCTTCAATCAATCGTGAAAGTTGAAATATGATAAGTGGTTGAACTGCTTCACCATTAGAATCGAAATCTAATACACTACCATCAGCACAAATCATTGGTGTTTTATTAGAATTGTTATGTTTCAACTTTTCATTGAAAGCAACAATACCACCAACTCCCCAGAAATCTTCATTATCTGGATGAATAAACGTGAAAATCTCATCGAATATTTCGACATCAATAGACATATCTTTTTCCCAAACAAAGATGGGGAATGTTTCTTCGATGGTTTCTTCCCACTCAATACCCAAGCGGTCCGTGCAATAGTTCGCTTACCAATAATATAATGTGTAAAGCCCATTTGAAGGGTTCTATGATTGTGTGATATTATTTTCATCATATGTTCTTATATACTATTTCTAAAAGAATGTCAACAAAAAAAGAGGGGACCGAAGCCCCCTCTCTTAGATTAATTATTACTTACCAATTTTTCTTGTGGCACTAACCGCATCATCTACAACAGATGGTTTACGAATTGGAGAACCTTGAGTATTCTCTTTCTTTTCAGGTTGAGTCGTCGAGCCGATCAACTTATCGACTAGTGCTTTACCCTTATCAGATTGAGCCAGTCCTTCCAACATACCAGCGATAGATGTTCCGCCAGCTGAAGTAAATACATCAGCCAATCCACCCATACCGTTCTGTACATTACCAGAGTTCGCGATGACTTTCAGATCAGCCTTAGACATAGCGGTTGCCATTTCCTTACCAACAACTTCGGTAGCTTCAACTCGGCGTACTTCGATAAGGTACTGTTGATACCCTTCGTTAGAGCCGATTTCAGTAGCCAAAGTAATTTGAGCATTAACCGGAGCCAGTAGCATTTGCTTTTCAGCATCGGCCCTTGCACTACCAAGAGCAAGAACACCTTCAGCCTCCTTAAGAGTAGACTGTTTCGCACCTTCAGCAATTTGAATGGTAGATTCCCTTTCAGCTTCTGCTCGGATAATCTGAGACTCTTTCATAGCTTGAGCATCAACAACCTGAACCTTTTGGTCCTGTTCAGCTCTAACAACCGCAACGTCGCGGTCGATTTCAGCCTGTCGAACACCTTCAACCAAACGAACAGCCATGGTGCGTTCGGTAGTAACCTTGGCTTCAGTCTGAACTTCCTGGTTAGACTTTTCCTTAGCGATACCAACAGACTGGTTCTTTTCAGCTTCACGCTTACCAACAGTAGCTTCAGCTTCGATCCGTGACATTTCAACAGCGCGATTAGCTTCAATTTCCTTGGTTTCAGCAACTTGGTTATTACCAGCAACTGTTTCACGACTTTCACGCGAGATACGTGATTGTTCTTTAGCCATGATATCAGAGATAACAGATGAACTATCGGTGTCACGAATATCCATGAATTCGATCATTTTCACTGTGGTAACACCCCATTCACCAAGTTGCGCAACGACTTCGTTGGTAAATTCTTCACCAAGTTTAGCGCGGTCTTCCATGATTTCCTCGAGTTTATTAGTAGCCAATACACGACGTACTGTACCTTCGAGAACTTCAGTAAGCTGACCATTCAATTCATTAAAGTTTGCTACACGTTCTGCTGCCATATTTGGTTTTTCAATGCGAAAGAATGCAGTAACATCAACAACGAATGGAAGACGTCCAATATCATATGCCGAATAGTTTGTTAGACTAATAGCAAAAACCGATAGTGGATATTCAGTTACGGTAATACCAAACCGTGGAATTGATGCTGGAATTTTGTAGTAAACGTTACCACCGTCATGTCCTACACCGTGAATAATAGTCTTTTTACGGTATTGAACGATATGTACTTGGTTCGTTGGAACAACTTTACGCCAAATAAGCGCGAGGAAGATACCAATACCAAAAATGCATGCTGCAATTACAGCGCCAAGTAGTGTTAGAAATGTCATATATTATTCGCCTTTTCATTAAGTTTGTTTTCTATTCCTTGTAGTAGTTGTTTACCTACATTCAAAGCTCGTTCGGTTTCTGGAGTGTTTTTACCGCTCTCCAGATCGGAGATAAGTTTTTGAAACTTATCCTGAGGATTTCCGCCACTGATGTTTAATTCTTTAAGTGTTTGAAAAATTGGTTTGAACTCCTCAGGGATTGAGAAGTAAAATAATGCATATGTACTATCGTAATCATCATCCTCATCACGAAGATAATTAGCGCGATTTTGAAGATCTTCATTGTATGGACCTTCAATATTGCTATCACCATACTCTGCAATTCTACGATCTTTGTTTTCGTAGTAATCACGATTACCACCACCTGTTCTAGTATAGATAACCAACTCGTCGGTTTCGATATCTAGATAAGCATCACGAATACGTGGTACATCATTACCGGTTAAATTTAATGCATTTAATACAAGTGGTGCCAAATTATTTACACCAAAAAGCGCGTTATATAAGCTCATAATATATTTCCCATTATTTGTCAACTGTATTTGTGTTTCATTTTATCACAATGTTTAATCCAGGCTGGTTCTCGAGATCTATTTTCACCCCATTGTCCAGTAAATTTTAAAATGAATTCACCTTCATAATCGCCATATTCTTCTTTGCCTTCTCGAGGGTCTTTGCCCCAAGTGAGCAGTTTCATAGTAGATGATGTGTTATAATCCGTCTTACACAATATCAAAAATCCTTTGTAGAATTGATGATCATGTTTTTTATCTTTAAGTGGTTTGAAATTTTTTGTCGTAATTATAACCACATCAGGCATTTTCGAAGTATGAATTTTATCCACAATTCTTGGAGGACCTGGTGGAAGAATTGGATCATTCATCCAAAAACATATTTTAGGAGAACCTGTCCAATTTGGATATAACCAGAATGCAAGTGGATTTATTGTTTCTACTTCTGGTTCATCGTCTACTTCATAATAGGGTGACGTATATTCAACTACAAATGTAGAAGAGGCAGAATCTTCATAATAAGCGTCCATAATTTATCTCCCGTGATACTGCCAAAGAACAGCATTACAATAAGCATGAACAGCGCCTTCAGTATAATCATTATCATGATTGTGTTGCAGATGAATTGGTGAATTTAGAAATCCAAGTGGAAATAGTTTCCAATTGATCTTTTTATCAGTAACACTCTTTGGCGGTGACATATCTAATGGCTCATGACAAAACATGCACTTGTGATTCTGTTGTATCTTATAGAGTTGCCGGACAGTAGCTCGCTCCTTACCAGACAATTTGCTATATTTTGTTGGAAGTGCAATAGTCATTCTATAAAACTTTCAATCATTTTTAAAGCTGCTTCTTCTCGTTTGAAGTTTTTCTCTATCTCTTCTTGCCTTGACTTTTCGCGCTTGATTTTTCTTTCAGCATCGGCAATTAGACTAATTTTATCACTATAATGTATCATTTCTTTCCATTTGAAGATGAGATGTTGATTTTTGCATTTAATAGATTTTATCTCAAATTTTTCGTGTGGGGAGGCGTAACCAGTTATCTCTATCATAGCAGACAAGTTATTGCGTTTGTCTGAATCGGTCCATCTGATCGTGGCGTGTCCCCATTCTGGCGGCGCTGTATCACATAACCCCACAAACCCAACTTTTTCCATGCGAGAGATAACCATCTCACATAATACATTCATAGCTGAGATGGGTGCAGCTGGCGGTGTTTTTTTGAATTTCGAAAAGAATTTCATAGGATTCTCCATTTCATAATCTTTATATATCATAAATAATAAATAATGTAAATAGGAAAAGAAAAAATGCAAAAATTTAAATTTTTTATTAAAAAGAAAATAAAACCCATTTTGATAGATGCTGAACCTGTTCATGGTTCACACGCTAAACATGATGCATCAAAAGAAAAACCTAAAGAGATTAAAGAAGCTACTCAGGTTAAGCATGTTCTCGATCATCTGAATTCAACAATAAATGCCAATAAACATATTGGAGCCGATGTCGAAGCCGCCCATGAAGCGATGACACAAGATCAAAACTTTGAAAAACATGTTTCAAAGACAGGACAGTCTGGTCTAAGAAATTACACTGATAATTCTAGAGATATTAATAATTATTTAATAGATAGAGCTAAAGGTGTAGGACATAATGCGCATCTTTCTGACGAGCACACCGCACTAATTAAAAAATATGGTAACCACGAGATTCACGATCATATGAATCCAGATAGTTGGAAACATAGCGTTGCATTAGAAAAAGTAAGAAAAATTGAGAACACTAAAGCTGGTATTAAAAATATCGATAGTGCCTTTGATCACAAGGCTAAAAGAAAACATGACGTGTATGCATTTCATGGATGTGGTTTTTGGCACCCAGGGAAAGAAGCTGCTAAACATCCCGAAAGATTGATACACATGCCGGCATATACTTCATCATCTATAAATGGTGGGGTAGCCGCTGGCTTTGCAAATGAAGTAGAGAAAAAACCTAAGTGGTTATCAAATGTAGCAGAGAAAACACCACTAAGAATGACTGGTAGGTCGGATTATGTTAAACACGTCTTAAAGATTCATGTTAAGCCGGAACATAAAGCAGTGTATCTAGGAAAGAATTCTCTCTATCCAGAAGAAAGTGAAATGTTAATTCACCGCGGCACTAATTTAAAAATACATCCAACTCCAACTGTTCTACATAATTCTCATGAATTAAAGCGCGATAGTAATAACAGAAGAACAACTTATGTTTGGCATGCATCTATTGAAGGACAACATGATGATAAGTAAAATTCGTAAAATTAAACTTAAAAGATTCAAAGCATTAGTTAAGAAAACTAAAGCTATTACCATAACAGCAATCCCAGTACATGGAAAACATGCTAAGGGTCGAAATACTATTAAAGAAAGTAATCATAATTCTTTAAGTAATCATTACAAAAAGCATTCAGATGAAAATTTGAACATGCATGTTTTTAACTATAGTCTAGATTCTACTGGAGTAAACAATGCGCTTATAGAAGATAACAAAGATTCTATGAGTTATCACGAGCATAAAATACGCGGATTAGATGATTATCTTAATAAGGCTCCACCACTACATGAAGATACTCATGTGTATCATGGCTTGAATGGGTGGCATCCAGGAATGGAATCTTATAAACATCCTGATAGACACATCCATTTGCCCGCATATACTTCAACATCATTAGACCAAGATCAGGCTAAAGAGTTTTCAGAAGTTGGGACAAGCGGCAAAGGAAATGCTACTCACTCTCTTCATATCCATTTGAAGAAGGATCAAAGTCCTGGAGCATATGTAGCACTAATATCTGCCAATCAGCATGAAAAAGAATTTCTAATGAAAAGAGGTTCTAAATTAAAAATTGAACCAAAGCCTACAATAATAAAGCATCGAGACGGTAAGGGTAGAGTTGGAGATCATGATGCTCATCATTATGTCTGGAAAGCTCACTACTTAGAAGAGTAATTATTCCTATATCTATCAAAGAGTTTTCCACCGAATGTCCGATAAGCAGCATTCCAGAATGAAACATACATATTATGTAATTTCTTATCGGTTACACTATTCTTGAAGTTATCATATTCTATTGCAAGAGCTTTATCAAATAGAAACTCTGCAAACTCAATCTTAGTAATATAGATACGGAATAGATAATCAGTACCTTCCCAGTCAATGATATCATGCTCTGGAAAGTTATCCTCTAAGTGTGATCTAGCTCTTGCTCGTACTACCAAGACTTCATAATTATCTTCAGACTGTACTGCTGACAAATAACCATTGTTTAAACAAATCCACATAATCATATCCTCTACTACTGATATCCTAATAACCATCTGCTAATACATCTGTAGGACTTAATAGTATTATAACATAGTTTGACAACCCTGTCAACTGTTAATTGCGTTTATTGCAATTTATTTTCAGTCTAGGAGTTTTTTCTTTCGTTCCACAAAGTTCTTGTGGAGATCTTTCCAGTCATGCAGACCGGAGTTCTTGAATAGTGAGTGGACGTGACCATCATCTATTGCGCTCTTAAGCTCGTTTTTACCAGCTTCTTCTGCAGTCGGATGCTGCTTAAATGCAGCACTGAAAACCGATCCGGCGGGTGTTGATTTATCTAAAAGACTTTTCTTTTCACCAATGTCTGGCCCATAATCTTTATGAGCACCTTGTGCCCTATAACGAAAAGAGCCACCATGATCTATAGAATGTAAATCATCAGTCTTTTCGTTATGCATAACATTATCATGCTCTAGACCGACAATATCCCAATTCTTAGTGAGAACTGCAGCATGATACATTCTAGAAAGTTGAAGAGCATGCTTAGGCGACGGTTTATCATAGAATGAAGGGTGTTTAGTTTTAAGATGGTCATTCCACTCTGACTTAATCCCGTCCTCTCCGTGCATATCTGCATTAGCTGTATGTATACCCATATGATCATACAACTTACCAGTAAGAGCTTCTACTTTTGCTCTATCTGGATGATCGTAATGTTTTAGATAATACTTCTTTCCAGATTCAGAATCTGTATGTATACCACCAGGATTAGAACCATATTGCGTATGCAACTTTGGTATAAGCTCTTCTGTAAATGTTTTAAAACTCTTTACCATATTTTACCATTCTTATCTAAAATTACTAATGTTTTGTCAGCTGCCTCCGGACCACAAACACATATGGCTAATTTAAGTGCTAATTTTTCATCGTTTGTTTTAAATTTAACAAAGAACAAATCTAGTTCTTCATCTTCATTTATTCCGAAACGACATCCTATTGCGTATGACGCGCTATTGTGTTCCATATAATTATTTATATTGGTTCTTTTAGCACATGCTCTTCATATAGTGTAATAATTTTATCAAAAAGATAAGTCTGCATGGTATAATTACAATCAGTGTGACCGGTGAGCCAATGTGTTATTTCTTCATAGAGTGTTGATGTAACAAACTTCGTTCCACTGTTGAAACACTTAACATCGATCCAAATTTCTCTACACTTTGGATCATACAATCCAAGAGTTTCGCGACCAAGATTGCCATATTTTATATTTGGCAATTCGCTATCATTGATATTAAACATGGCGCAACAAACTCGTATGGCCTTATCCATCATAGATTTTTGAATAGTAGATATTGTGACTTCAGTGTTTTCTTTGAATGTTTTATCATATCGCTTCAAAAATTCAGTCACTGTCGCATATTTGTTTGGTGTCTCTAAGTGAATTTGACGGCATGCATCCATGAATTCTGGTGTATGTTCTGAGTAAGCCGTATAATAGAGATCGCTTTCAAGACCATCTTTGGCTGTTATAATATCATAGATAATGTCTCGAGACTTACAATTTATAACTAATCTGCCAGCTGCACGCCGCATGTAATATGTATCTACTGTTCTATCTTCAGTAAGATCCAATGTGTCTGTGATATTGTACGTATATTTGCTTTCAGCCTCAGCCACTCGCACTCCTCGGTAATAAACACTATTATTTGGAGTGTTATATATGTACCCATATTTTGTTTCTATTTTTGGGCCGAAGGTTTTTGGTAGAATAATAGAATCGCGTTTCGGATATATGTCATGCAATTCCTCAGAAGATACTTCTATTACAGTTTTACCACCACCATGGAGATCTTTAGAATCATACTGGGTTACATCACCATTTTCATCTATAGCGTTGCTGTATAGCTCTCTAAACACTTGCCACGGTTTCCAATTTTTACCATACTCTGTAGTGAATCCAAGTTCACTCACTTTACCAGTTGATCTGTTAGTCATAACTATTTGTTTGAATGATGCTCCACGAAACATCAGCTCATTTAGACTAAAAATGTATTTTGTTTTGCCAGACCAAATACTGATTTCTCCATCCCATCGAAGAATGCATGCAATAGCATATTTCAATCCAGTGCCGAAGAAGCCAATAGGTTTATTATTATCTTTAGCAGATAATCCAGCTATTGTGGCTCCGTTGATATCAATTTCACCATCATTATAAAAGTACAACATAAATTTCTCCAAAAAGAGGGGGCCGAAGCCCCCTGATATCTTAAGCTTCGTTTGCCATTTCAAGGGCGGTTTCTAGCGCTCTTACTTTGAGATTGCGGTTACTACCATACCAAGCTGAAGATAGCCGATTGTCGGCGGTACGGCCCATTACATGATCTGTCATATAGGTTACGGTATTGAACAGCTGCCAGTATGTGCCTTCACCAAGTTCTGCGCCGGCCTGACCGGTCAAATAATCTTCAGAAGCAAGCTTTGCATTGCGAGAAAGTTCAGTTGCTTTCTTTGGATCAGATGACATATAAGGGAAAACGCGTTTGAAATAGTTTTCCATGCTTTCGTTTGTGTATCGCTTTTCACTGAGAAACATTGCAGACTCTTTGTAAGTTTTCAACTTATCAGCTGCAACACCGAGAGCCAACTTGACTTCATCTGCATTAAATTGTGCGCGATGGGAAATCTTCACCATATTTTTTGATTTCATACCAAGCGAGAGCGAAAGTGTGTTATTACATACCACTCGAATTGGTGTGAAGCGGACATCGATTGATTGTCCATATTGATGTGGATTGGTAAAGTGGAGATAAGAATCTACTCGGTCTTTACCGTTAAATAGTTCGAATGAAGAATCCTTCACCTTTGCGAGCGCCCAGACGATTTTGCCATCTTTGAGCGATCCAGCCGTATGCATTTCCATATCGCCAGCCGAAATAAAGTCATTGAAGAATTCGAAGGCGTCAACGTTCTGACATGGGTTCCAGTCATTACTGATAACATCCAAAATTTTCTTGTCAGTGCTTCGCACTAGTGCAGATTTTCCAATTTCAACTTGTTTGCCGTTGATTTCGACGTGTGCTGGAATGGTTTCAACATTCCAATCGACGCCGGCAGATTTTGCCATTTGTTGTGGAGTGAGATCGGCGGGGACTTTTACACCAAGACCGTGCCATGGAACGTCGCCGACGTAAGCCATTTGAGCATCTTTACCAACCATTTCAAGTTCATGAGACATAATAAGTTCCTATTGTTGTTTTGATATGACTCTTATATACTATTTCGAAAAGAATGTCAACCCTTGATGATTTTTACATCGTATCCAAGAAGCTTACTAATTTCAGCAACAGTAAGTTCTTTGCCAGGATTCATTACTTCGTCTTCGGTAACTAATACACCATTAAGGTACCAATACTTATCACCATCGGCATATTCGACAGCTGGTCCATCTTCACGATGGGGCTTACCATCAAGGTACCAAACCTTGCCACCATTGGCATATTCGATTGCTGGGCCATCTTCACGATGGAGTACATCATTAATGTACCAATATTTGTTACCATTAGACCATTCGATAGCTGGACCATCTTCGCGATGATATTTCCCATTAAGGAACCAATACTTGGTACCATTAGGATAAACTTCAACTTTATATTCGATCATAATTAATTACCTTTCAATTTGCCTTTGCGAGTGATCTTAACTTTTTTCTTTGGAAAATAGTCTTCTGGCAAAACTATTTCAGCTTGGCCTTTCTTGACCAGCTTGTGTCTAGCAGTATTTATTTTGTCTTTAGGTCTGACTCCACCTGCCCACTCGTTGTGGTACAATAGGAGATCACCTTCTTGAATATATTTTTCCATGATTATCTTATATACTGAAACGAAAAGAATGTTAACCAATCAATTCAAATGAAGCGTCGCCATTTCTTACTTCCAAGAAAATGATATCCTTACCACATCTGTTTTTAGGATAGTTGATTTTGATTGAATCACCGGGTTGTAGTGTTACGCCAGGAAGTACATGACCTGGGTTGTAACCAAGTGGAACTGGTCTAAAATCTAAATCTGTGATTCTGTAATCTGCAGCCGTTTTTTGAATCTCTGGTGGAATACCATCCAATGCTTCATCTTCAGTTCCATCACTAGTCAGTGTTTTAACGATATCCCATTTCTTGATATCGTCCATTGAAAGACCATATAGTGATAATAGACATCCTTCTCGCCCATTTACAACAACACTTTCAATATCAATGTTTTCACGGCCATAATTTTTGATATATGTGACTTGTTTAAAATTACTAAAGATGTCCATCTCAAAATCATATTTCAGACTCAAAGAAGGTGTATATTCTCCAATTGGTGTTAAATCTTCTGCTACAAATTCAGCTTCTACTGATTTCATTTCCATTTTCTTTTCAATGATTGGTATGTTAACAGCGATATATGCAGCAAGAGCAATGATACCAGCACCGTAAGCCCACAATTGTTTGTTCATGATAAAACTCCAATATAAATTAATCCAATAAACACTAAGACTATTAATATAATTCTAGGTAGCCACACTACAATATCTTTGTTCATAATATCTTCCTTTTATTTCTCGCATCTTCTAATCTTAGATATTTAATTTTCCAGTCTTTATATGACAGTGGTTTTATTTTCTTTGGTAGATTGCATTTTAATCCATCTGCTTTGTAATACTCTTTTAAAGATGATGCCGTTTCTCGACTGACTGCGGCCGAGATTATTTTTATCTGAGCATGTCTGAAAAATGCATCATGATGATCATAACCGGCATAATGGATTAGTTCATGTATTAGTGTGAATGATGTCATACCTTTAGTAGATAACCAAATGAGTCCACCACCACAATACATTCCAAGCAAACTTTTATGACTCTTAAAAATGATATTCGGTGCAGGTCTTTTGAAAAGACCTGGACACATTATCTTTTTCCAAGCTTTATATTTCAGTATCTTCTTTGCGTATTCATTCGCTTCTTTAATATTTTTAAATTTAATATTTAAATCATCATTAGCATTATCGAAGAGAGTTTCACTACTATAAGTCTTTTCTGCTTGAGAATCCCGCGACATCGAAATCCGGCGATCTATCAGACGATTCTTTAGTCCACATTTGTCGATATATTCTTTATATAGTCTATCCATGTTTATTATTATAATCAAAAGTATCGAACATGTCAACTACTTTATCAATATATTTTCGTGGATCTTCAATATAAACTTGTGCATGAGGTAAAGAATCACACGCTATAATCACTACAATCTTCTTACACATCATTCTATGCTGTTCCCATAACATATATGAATATGCAGTTGTTTGTAAAAAATAATTTAAGATGTATTCTTTATCTTTTGGTTTAGCAGATGTCTTAAAATCACCAATAGCTAATTCACCATTCCAATCACAAATAAGATCACATGATCCAGCAGACTTAAGTCTGTTAGAATATAATCTACTTTCAGAACCACGAAGTGTAGTCAGATTAGCATCCAAGACTTTTTTCGTTTGGTTGAATAGTTGTTTGTCTAATGGCATCAGCGATTGGACATCGACTTCTCTATTTAGAACATAATCTTCACATAGACTATGGAAGTGTGTTCCACGAAGACTTGCTTGATTACCGATGCGATCAGCTTCTCGGGCGCCAACACGTTCTCGCCACTGATCTAACCCAGACTTGTCAGACATAGTTCCGAGAATTGTTGTTACAGAAGAATATCGGTTTCCTTCTGGTGTTAAATAAAATCTACCAGAGTCGGTATTGATTTGTTCCAACTCTGGTAGATTTTTTATTAGTTCATGATTAAATGTCATTTAAATTCCTGCTTCATACTCCGCTATAATGAAGTCTCTTACAAAATTGCTTCTAACAATATCATCTATATCGAAGATAACAGTTTTCATAGATTCTACATTACCTAGCACTTTCATTATGTCTTGAATTCCACTAAATTCATTGTATCTTTTAGATGTTAAGTCGTCTTGGCGTGTATCACCACATAAAATTATTTTTGATTTGTCACCAGGTCTTGTCAGCACTGTTCTCAACTCTTGATATCCACAATTTTGAACTTCGTCGGCTATAATAATACTTTCATTGATGGTACAACCTCTAAGGAATGATGTGCCAGCAAAAACTATAACACCTTTTTGTTTAAGAATTTCGTATGCATCATCTCTATTAAATAGTTCAGAACATATAGCTCTATATGGTGCTTCATAAACATCCATTTTGGTTGCTTCATCACCTGGAAGAAATCCAATTTGTTTTGTTGGTTGTGCTGTTCTAATTATAACTATTTGTCGTTTGTCAGTTTTTTGGTATAAAATTTCTTTTAGCGCTAGATATAAACTTAGAAATGTTTTACCAGTTCCAGCGCATCCTAATAAGAAAACATTTTTGTTTTCATTATAATACTGAAATGTTTTAACCTGGTTGTCCGTTATCGGACCAATATCTCTAAGTTCTAAATGATTTTTAGTTCCACAATTTGATGATGATGCTGCTTGTCTCTTTTGTCTTTTAGTAGATCTAGTTACAGACATGATAGTTCCTTAGTGGTTAGTGTTGATCACTGAATCATAGCCACGATCATTTTTTACCAAAGTGTTTTTTGACAATCTCCCGTGTTTTTACTTGTTTATTAGATCTTCTGACATGTTTATCTGCCAGAGCTGACGCTGGATGAGCTTCACCAATTTTAGATAATACTTCGTTAAATCCTCCGTCAGTTTTCATGCCACTAGACACACCAGACACGATGGCCGGTGCGGTAACTATTGGAATGATGTGGGGATTTTCATCTAAAAGAATTTTACGAGCTTCGTAAGATAAGAAATCTTCAAATGGTTCGTTAGTTTCTGTATTTAAAAAAAGATAGGTTGGCATGATTTATTTATATCTCATTGGTAATCATCATCGTCATCTATAAGAAAATTAATATTATTATTGCGCAAAGCATTTTTGATTTTCTTATCCTTTCGGTGCTGTTTTAGTTCTTGACGAAATTTCGAATTACTATATTCTTCATCTTCATCGTCATCAAATTTTTTATTTTTAGACATTAATACAATCCAGGAAACGCTTCCAAAACTATCTTTGATGTGACTTTTGGATGAGGGAGCTTTTTGTCTTTAATGTTAACCAACAATATAGCATCTTCTGGTGTAACATTTTCAATAATGTCAATGAATATAGATTCTCTTTTTAATTGAGTTAGATTTGGGTTTCCACCTTCTACAAAGAGATAGAGTCTTCTAAGCTCTGCATATAAAATACCATCTTGATTGTCAAATTTGCAGGGCTCATATGGAACATCTCCTTTTGGTAGAAGCCATTTAATATTTGGATCATATGCATATTGAAGAACGGTCTTAACTGCTAGTTCATTCTCTCTTAAACATTTTATCATTTCTTTTTTAGGGAGATTAGATGCAAATTCTAAAATCCACGATACTGCTTTTCTAGCCATGGTTCACCTTAAATTGTGTAATTACTTCTGTTAAATTCTTCAATCGCTTTTCAATAAAATATGTTAGCATACGATTGTTTTGTTTGTGTTTGTCTACTTGTTCATTATACGATTCTATAGTAGCAATCTTAATGTTTTCTGGAATTAGTTGTAGGTCAACCAATGCTTCATTGCGCTTATAACCTCTCAGCATATGATCATCACAAAATTCTGCGGGTTTCATATAAATCCACTTATTTATGTTCTTAGCTGAGATTGGTTTTGCTCTAACACCAGTTACAAACTTATCATCTGGACTCAAGAAGTTTGGTATGCCATCACCACCATCTCCGCGCATGATGTGCTCTTTCAAATATGCTTCTGGATTTTTTTCTACAATTTTCTTTTTGCGGACTGGATCATATTGCTCTACATTCACATATGACTGGAGCTGTTTGAAATCTTTATCACCGCTTACAATCATAATCTTCTGTGATGTATTTCCAAATTCGTGACAGAGAGATGCAATAACATCATCAGCTTCAGCTCTATCAATTCTAATAACACGATAAGGAAGAAATGTTATAATTTCATCACGAATTTTGTTTAGACTTTTGAACAACACGTTCCAGTCTAATTCTGACGCATCGCGATCTTTTTTTCTATTCTGTTTGTAATATGGAAATATGTCTTTACGCCAGTAATCAGTCGCATCGCATGCGATTACCAGCTCACCGTATTTGTCTTTAAATTTGTGGTTATATGATCTTATACTATTAAGAACAAAGTGCCGCAGGAGAGACTCATTTTCATATGTGCCCTCATCTTCTGTTTTATTGATAAGTTTTGGAGCATGTGTTCCAAGAGATGCCATGAGAGATGAGATAATAACTTGGTTCAAATCAACGATAATCATAAATTAATCTTCTTCAATTTTAGTTTCATAAAAGTCTACTGCGTGTTGATGTATTGGATGGTCTATGTTCATAGAAGCACATAGAATACCCTTGATAGTTTCCGTTAAGTATGCTATAGGAACAATGCATTGTGGGCTAGAAACATCATATCCGTCGTCATAAATGGATTGAACTATGTTATGTATTAATCCATCAGCCATAAGCTCTATTTGTTCTTTGCGAACTTCTTCAACATGACGAATAACATCACTTACACTTTGTACAGGTGAGTGCTTCTTTCCCTTAGGAAATGCTATTACATTAGTCATGTGATGGTTTCATTAATAGTGACTACTGCTAAAAATAACATCACATTCCCTTTCGTATAGACGCAAATTTCTTTGCTACGTAACCATGCTGACCAACATTGATTGGTGAATATCCACCCCACTTGTTTTGTAGTGATTTTCCACTCTGATGTGTTTTCACTATAACTGAATGTGAACTATATATGCGATGTTCATATCGATTTGTATCAATTGATCCAGCTACTTCTATCCGAGGGCTACTCATTTTATAACTTTCAAGATAATTATATTATTATTTATACGGCCATTCACACCACCAGGTTTAGTAGTTAGCGCATCCATGAAAGTTCTAACACCAACCTTACCAGAAGCAAGGAGCTTGGCAATAGTTTCCTCTGGCTTGCGAAGCTTTTTGGAAATTGCGGTAGCCACATCATAGTTAATGATGGTGGTTCCCTTTACACCAAGACCGGTTGGAGCATTAGTGCTAAGATTGGTTAGTGACTTATATTTGGTGTTATATAGCCAAACGCTTGATGCTCCAACCAGTTGTTCTGGATTAACCGACACAACCTTGAGTGTAGTATCTTCTTTTTGATATTTGAGATTCTTAACAATTGCGCTGATTGGTTTGACCTTCTTGACTGTGATTCGACGCTTGCGAACCACCTTTTTGTTGTTAGCAAAACGATCAATATCATCAATAATGGTCTGATAAATTTTCTGCCAACGCTTCAATGTTTTACCATATGCTTCCACAACATCTTCATCATCAGACATGAGCTCTTCAAGAATTGGCTCGTATATGGATTTGAGAAAATTAGCTAGAACCGGTGTTCCCTCATTACGAAGAAGGAAATCATACATATCTAATTCTTCACCATCGATGATCTGATCTACCAGAGCTTCAGCCTGCTCGGCAAGAGCCCGATTTTTGGCTTGAATTCGTGATTGAATAGTTGGCTTTGGTCGGTCATCTTCTTCTTTTTCGACGATAAGTGCTTTGTGACGATCGACACTAATACCAATTTGTCTATTAATAAAGTCGATATTTTCTTGTGCCAGAATGGTTCCATTAAGAGCCATTTTAGCAGACCAACATGCGGTGGTATTGATTACCCAATCTGGCGCATGTTTAATAGAAGAAATATAAGCTGGTGTGTGGTTGTTTTCTTTCATCCATTTGATCAACCATACTTTACCCCTTTTGGCATCGTACATGTAGTTATACCAGTTGAACGATTTGATAAGATTTATATCACGAACACCATTAACCTCGGTAAGAACAGGTTCGAAACCCATTCCAACTTGATCAATGTTTTTGGATTTTTCCTTATTACGTTTGGCCATAAACCTAATCCTTTATTGTTTTGATATATTCTTATATACTATTTCGAAAAGAATGTCAACCAGTAGAATATTTAAATGATTCTTTTGGTAAATCTCTAGGTTCATTTACTAGTGATAATAGGAACGCATCCCAATTTGGAACTCTTCTATCCCAACCATAGTTCATATTAGCCCATGAGGATTGTGAAGACACGTGATGTTCTACCAATTCATGCTGCATAGATTGAATAGCACCATCCAAGACCTGATAAAACATATTAGCATGGCCGTTCATATCTTCGTTATATTGATACATCCAAGTCCAATTTGCTGCGGTTTCATAGAGCGCGCCATAATTAGAATGAACACATAATAGACCAGCTGCCATTGCTTCCATGAGAACTAAACATGATGTTTCTAACCAAGTAGATGGATATGCTAATATATGCATACCATCGAGTCCTGATCTGATTTCATCGTTAGATACTGCACCGTGATAATTGATTTTATCATGTTCTCTACACGTATTAAATAATGGCTCGAATGCTTCATCTCTTTCTTCCCAACCATATAGACTGAAAGATGAATATACATCAAGTTCGATGTTATCATATTTTTCGCACAATTTCTGAAATACTGGAACGAGTATGCTTAATCCACGATGAGGAGTAGACCAATATCCAAGTCGAATTGTTTCTTTTGGTTTATTTTCAATTCTTGTTATTGGTTCTATTGCATTTTGCATTACAACGCATTTAGACCATGGAATTCTATAATGATTCATATATGCTTGCATTTGCCAATTTGATACAAATACTAGCTTATGAAAAACATCATACCCACCATCTTTAAGAAATTCAGATTCTGGATCGCCTGGAAGATCGTGGGCAATAAATACACGAACTTTACTGTCGTCCAATTCTCTTACACGAGAATTGACGATTTGAAATTCTTTTAATAAATCTGGATTTAATTTGTTGACCAGTGCAGTAGCAATAATTTCACTTCCACCCATAGATTTCTGGTTAGTCTCATTGCGAATTAGTTTTCCACCATTAATTTCCATTGATATTCACACTTCTAATTTCACTAACTGCATCCAGTCTGAATGCTCTCCAATCTTGCTTCTCTAAATCCCAAACCGAAACAACTTCATCATTTGGTGTATGTGATCTAGTTTCTTCTGATTTCTCTGGAAGATAATCTTCCATCAATGTACAATGCATTTTTCTCATTGTCCCATCAGTCTTTCTAAAAACTACGTCCATACGATTTGATTGTAGTAGTTTTACAACGTCAGTCTTCTGTAAGGAAGGTTTTGCTTTCAAGTCCATTATAATATTCCTTTAATTCTGTGAAACCGCCTATAGGTTTTCCGTTTATGATAATGTATGGTACAGACATCACTCCAGGAAATGTTGTCATAAATTCTTCTCGGGTAATGTCTTCACCGATAACAGTTTCAATATAAGGTTGATTTCTAGATTGCATCAACATTTTAGAATAATCACAATTTGGACATGCCTTTTTACTGTAAATTATTGTTGTCATGATTTACCCTGTCTTAATGATAGAAATTTCGGATTGCCGTAACAATCGTTAGCACGAACTCTAGTATGTTGGCGCCCTTGAGCACGATTTATATCGACAATACTTATCCATGGATTTTTGCCTGCTCTCCACGCTTCAATAATGTTGAGCGCCTTATCGGCGGCACTAACATTATTTTTTACCATTTTACAATTTTCTTTGCTAACATTTCTTCTTTGGCCCTTGGATGTATATCCACTGCGATGCTTCTTTTTACCCATCATATATTCCTTATTGTGATGCTATTAATTTTAGTTCTTGATCTCTATCGATCAGATAGTAATTCATGTTCTGCGGCTCAAATTCGTCTATTGCTTTCAATACTACATCAACGTCCAATGTGCTGCATGAATATACATCAAGTTGGAGCTTTCCAGGTTCTTCTTCATCCCAGACATGGAGTGCGATATGTGATGTTTCTATGATCGTTACTGATGTAAGTCCTCGATTACCGGCTATTTTAGAATAAACTGAATACGGCCCCATTAATATTTTCATACCAATAGAATTAACAAGTTTTTTCATCCACATATCTATATATACCGTATCTCGCGGTGGATTGTTAATTCTTCCTGTAATAATCAAATGCTTATGTTCTAATATTTTACCCACGTCATAAATTCTCCGCACTATTAAAAACTAAAGCTAATACATGCCCTCGATGTACTTTTGCCGAAACCCAGTTATTATAGTAATTATCATCAATAACAGCATCAGCTTCAAAAATCATTTTTGCTTCTTGGTAATTACATTCACCTCTAGATTTGCATAGCTTTAAAATCGTTCTTTTAAAATTTTCGACCCCAAGTTCATCAATGTCTTTTTTTAATGACAGCGACGAGCCGTAGTAATCTTTCCAATCGGATTCTACTCTAATTTTTTTTCTTTTCTTTTTGACGGTTTTATATCCAGCTTTAGTTAGAAACTTTCTTCCGATATATTTCTTACCACTGGTTATGTTTTCTATTAAATAGATAAATCCATAATATTCTCCATCATTCTCAAACTCGACGCCTTCGTAAATCCAATTCATATTTTCAATCTTTGTTGTATTAAAAATATATTTATTAGATTTTAATAGTCATCATCCTCGTCTTCGTCGTCTTCGTCGTCTTCTACGGGAAGCTCTGTCGCGCAAAACGGACAAAACTCTGGATGTATATGTGTGTCGGCAACAATTCTAAACTCCGCACCGCACTCTGTGCATTCATGCCACTTCATATGGTAATTTTCTTTCTTTTAGTTTAATAGTAGCTTTAGGAGCCATAATTTCAGAATATGTTTTTCCGCTGTGATTGGGTGGATTTGAACCTAGACAGATATTTAATAATATTCCACCGTCATCTATATCTCTTCTTCCGAATTTTCTTATTATCTTTTCTTCGTACTGATATGCTACTGTTTCATTCTCAATATTTTCTGCGTAATAAATTACAATTGGTTCTAAACCTTTAGAACTTAGAGAGATAATTTTATCCATTTTTCTATCATGAATATTTTTATCTTTTCTAAATTTATATTTTTTAATCGTTTGTTCTGAAAAATGTGATTCAGATCTATCACCTTTACCATTTCCAACATAAAACACATGTTTTGTTATTGGGTCTAATAATCCATAGACATAATACGACATTACAGTATCCTTATTCATGAAACTACAATTATTTATTATATCATAAATTTCTATTCCATATACATTTTTAAAATGTATGTTAATCGGATAAAAGCAATTATATTGTCGATTATCTTCGAATGGTGTTATATCTACAACACAGTTTCCAAATTTCCAAACTGTATGATCTATATATTGATAATCATTCAGAACGTCTGAATGTAATACATATACGCCTCTTATAGATTCACCACCCACTAACTCTATTTGTTTATCTACGTTCCAGTGGCAGCAATTTTCTAATGAATGTAATGTTGGTTCCACTTGAATCAAATTATATTCCGGTATTTTCCAAATTATAATGAAAATCCTTTAAATGTATCATCTTGAATGTCTTTTTTAACAGCCCCGATTGTATAACTGGATATCTGAGTTTGTTGGGGGGCTGTCTGGACATCGGAGCCAGCAATCCATTTTTGTGTCCATGGGAGTGGATTGGAACCACCTTTATATGGAGATGGTAGACCTATTGCTAGCATTCTTTTATTTGCTATCCATTCCAAATATTCTACTGAAAGTGCTTCATTGATGCCGATCATGGAACCGTCTTTAAAGACATATTTTGCCCAATCTCTTTCTTGATTTACCACATCAGTAAACATTTGAATAACTTCTGGTTGGCATTCTTTTTCTATCTTTTTGAAATCTTTATCATCACTTGGTAATAGCTTTATCATCTGTTGTGTGGATGCTAAATGTAAATTTTCATCTCTTGCAATGAATTTAATAATCTTTGCATTGCCTTCCATCTTCTTAAGTTCTGCAAAGTTCCACGAAATTGCAAAGCTTACATAGAAACGAATTCCCTCAAGAGCATTCACAGCATTCAGACAAAGCCATAGAGCCTTTTTGTGTTCGTATGTAGTAATAGCGTGGGCTGAATGAGGACTCAACATACTATTACACAAAATCAAATCATCATAATATTTACTGATGTCCTTAGCGCAATCGATGATTTCAGTTATTTCTTTTATTTCATCAAAAACCTTAGACGGATCTGAATAGATATTTTTAATTAAATGTGTGTAAGATTTAGAGTGAATCGTTTCAGAGAAAGTCCATGTAGTAATCCAATTTTCCAATTCTGGTAATGATACTATAGGAAGAAATGCTAAAGAAGGCGCTCTACCCTGAACAGAATCTAACAGAATTTGTCTTTTTAGATTAGCAGTAAACATATGCTGTTCATGCGAATTTAAAGTTTTAAAATCCTTGAAGTCCTTAGATATATCTATTTCTTCAGGTCTCCAAAAGAATGATAATTGCTTATCGTTTAGTTTGTCGAATTGTGGATATTTAAACTTATCGTATCTTGCCACATCAACAGATTCTCCAAAGAACATAGTTCTCTTATGATGTGGCGTCTTATTATTTAAATTGAAAACAGACATTAAATTACTCTCATTATATCGCGCAAGCGTCGCACGTTTCATCTTCCATTGCTTCAACGTCGGCATCAGGGACTTCTATCTCTCCAGCATCGTCATTTGTATTAAAATAATATGCTGTCTTGATACCATATTTATACATCATCAACATGTCTGTAAGCAATCCAGCCTCAGACAGCATCTCATCTGGATAATGCTCTGGATTATAAGTCGTATTTGTTGAGATAGATTGATCAATGAACTTTTGAAGTACTGCCATAATTTTTATATAACCGTGTGGTGTTTTAGCATCCCACATCTTTTCATACTTGTTCTTAAATTTAATTGGCTCCGGCGCAACTTGTGCTAGTACACCATCTTTAGATTGTTTAATAGAAACTATCTCTCTGATAGGGTCAATACCATTAGTAGAATTAGAAACTTGAGAAGATGTTTCTGATGGCATTAGAGCCATTAATGTAGAATTTCTAATCTTGCTCTTCTTCAATCTTTCTGATAGTTCATTCCAATCCAATTTATAGTCTGGGTTTACTAATTCATCAACAGCTTCTTTGTATGTATGAATTGGCATAATACCGTCATCATATTTTGTCTGGTGTGATAGTGGGCATGGACCAAAATCTTCTGCTAATTCTACAGATGCTCTAATCAAATAATATGACCATGCTTCGGCGTATTCGTGGATGAGCTCTAAATTTGGTTCACTATATGTCATACCATTCTTAGCGATCCAATATGCAAAATTGATGATACCAATTCCAAGTGGCCTTCTATTCATGGTTGCATTTTCAGCAGCTTTAACTGGATACGACTGATAATCTAATAGTGCATCTAAAGCTCTAACCAACAATCTAGCTGGCTTCATGAAATCTTCAGGTTTTTTAATTTTGCCCCAATTGATTGCTCCCAATGTACATAGTGCAATTTCTGCTTTAGAATCACTCTCAGCTAATTCGTAAACACACCTATAAGCGCTATCAAAATTGATATAATTTATGACTTCATAAGCAAATGTGTCGGTGTGCTGACCCTTTCCGCGCTTGTAAACATAATCTGAATTCGATATTTTGAATTCTTCATATGCGTCCCAATCACTCCAGTTAATTTGAACTGGCTCTTTAGATGGTTCTCCATCGTGGATGCTAGTAAGTGGATGAGTTGGTAATGTTATTTCTTGACAATTATGAACTAAAATACCATTAGCATAAAAATTTAAATTTTTATCAACCGTTACGTCATAAACATCTTCTACATCAGTTAAATATTCTAGTCTTAATCCCATGATGTCATTCTACCCTTTTTCCAGTTTAATTTTATATCTAATTCATGTTCATGACACAATCTATTGCTTTTTATGTCTTTACAAAAAAACCATTTTTTTCCAGTTACGATTTTTGTTTCTTACATTTGTAATATGGAACATATTCCAACTAATCCTGAAACTTTAAAATGTCGCTTTCAAGAAGATCCTCAGCCATCACATATCCACGATTTTGTGTGTATATTTTATGTTCTGGTGTACAAATGATAAATTTACCTGTTTCTTCATCAGTAATTTTCATAACACTAGCGTCTTGTGCGGTTTTCGCGAAAGCTTTAATTTCGCGAAATTCGTCCTTGCCTTTGTTTAAATCACGGGAATATATTTTATCACCAACAATAGAATCTTTAATTTTAATATCTTTGATCTCACCATTATCATTCATTATAACAATATCAGTATTTCCTGATAGACAGAGATTGCTCATTCTAATTGGAGCTAAATCTTGTTTGAATGAACTGTGTGTATTACAATGATCCACATTCATGAAATATATGCGACCAGTTTCTTTTCTTTCTTGCATCAGTTTAGAAAATACTTCAATCGCTGGAACAGTCGTCTTTTCAATCTTATAAGATTTTTCGTACTTAACATACAATCTATCGAATTCGTCTTGATCTTTAAAAAACGCATCGTATAAATCTGGAACATCATTTGGACAAAACAGTGTTATATCGCCGCCACTAATAAGTCTATCATAAAACAGTCTAGACAATTGAATGGAATAATCCAAATTTCTACAGCTAGTTTCTACTGTTTTCTTATTGCTCTTCAGAGCAAGAATATCATCTATTTCCTTATGCCAAATAACTGTGTGAAGTGTCGCAGACCCCCCGCGAACTCCGCCCTGATTGCAGGATTTAACAGAAGAAGCAAAGAGCTTATAAAAAGGAATAACCCCAGTGTGCACAGCAGCGCCGTTCCTAATACGAGATTTAAGGGCACGGATACGACCTGCGCCAAGGCCAATGCCAGCTTTCTGAGATACGTATTTAACTGTAGCAGACGAAGTAGCATTAATTGAATCCAAAGAATCTCCACTTTCAATCAATACACAAGAGCTGAATTGTCTGTCAGGAGTTCTGACGCCAGCCATAATGGGAGTAGGTAAACTTATATCGAATTGTGATATAGCATTATATAAATCTTTAACCCACTTCATCCTATTGTATTTATTATAATGAGAAAATAGAGTCATTGAAATCAACATGAACGCTATTTGTGGTGTCTCAAATATTTCACTAGATGCTCTATCCTTAACAAGATACTTGCCGCGCAACTGTTCCATGCCGGCATATGCAATATCATCATCACGCGAATGATCTATTATTTTATCTAAATATTCCCACTCATCCACATCATATAAATCCATTAGCTGTTTATCGTAATACCCAAGATCTGTTATCTTTTTGTAATGTTCAAAGAGATTAGGAACTTTATGTGAACCATAGATTTGTTTTCTAAGATGATAGTTTATAAGTCTACCAGCAACATATTGATAATTCGGTGAGTCTTCAGTGATAAGTTCGGCAGCAGATCGAATCATGGTTTCATGAATCGTCGCAGTCTCTATGTTGGTATAAAACTGAATTTCTGATTTCAGTTCAATTTCAGATACTGAAACGCCAGTAATATCCTCACATGCCCAATATAATACTTTGTGAATTTTTTCTATATCTAAGAGTTCTTTTGAGCCGTCTCTTTTAATTACGTGTATTTGTGACATGTTGGTCCTTATTTTTATATTTTTTCATGTGCTCTATTATTCTATCTAAATCTGATGTTCCTATAAGAACCTCATCAAATGCGCCATTTTGTGATTGATAGCCTATTATATATTTGATTGCATGGATGAATCTTCTAAAAAATGACTTTTTAGATAAATGAACCATGAGATAATATTCGTCATCATCATAATCAAATACAATTTGATGTTCTAAAGTGTTACAATCGCACACTATATGTAATCTATTATTTTGCATTCTGATAGGCATCTTGTTCATTATCATAAGCTAGGAGAATATTTTGAATTTCTCTTTGATGCTCATGAAATATTTTTGTTATGTTTGGAAAATGTTGATGAAGAATTAACCACACTCTATTTGCTATCATTATGTGTTCTAATTGAGTACCATTCCCCATTCTCAATAAACAATAGTGTAGCCACGAGCGTATATTGCCTTGCATATACATTCTAGATGGTGTTAGTCCTTCTGGTAAAACAACGCGGCGCTGTTCTTTAGCGATATTATGTGCTGCTGCCCATTCATATGCTTCTGTTGCAGCTCTAATAACACTTTGTTGTTTTTTGTTCCACTCAGTCTGTAGACCCATATCATGCGACTTCATACTATTTTGTCTGTTTTTTGAATCTTGTAATCTCGCTTCTCTCAAAACAAAATCATCAGTATTTACTTCAGCATACCTCTGACTAAATTCTTGAAACGAAAATGATCTATGACGAAGTAATTGTCGTGCAATGTCTCTCGTAGTATTAATTTCCAATGTCATATTAACCATCTCTAATGGAGACCAATGATTATGAGTAATTAAAAAATTAATTAGAGATTGTGCTGTCGATTTATTTCCCTGATTTTCTTTCGCACTTACTCTTGCTACATAAGCAATCAATTCTTCAGCCGTTTTACAGTCAGTTTCAGCTGATGGTGAAGATAGCGATACTAGTGATACTGGTTCGGTCATTATTTAATCCTTACGGTATTGTGTAGATGTGTCTCATTTAATATTTTAGACACTTTGATAAAGGTTGCTCTTTTTGGAATCTCTTTAATGTTTTGAGCTCCAATATATGTCATTCCAGAGCGAAGCCCACCAAAATAATAATTTAGTGTGTCTTGTATATCGCCTCTGAATTCTATAACAGCTTCTCGGCCTTCACTTGATCTGTATGATTTATTTTCTGTGTAGTGTTTCTCTTGAGCCATGGATGAACTCATACCATATATTGTAACATTATTACCAGAATCCGAATTTTCAGTATGGCCAGCAAACTCAGATCCAACCATCACAAAATCAGCGCCTGCACCAAAAGCTTTTACAACATCACCCGGACATGTAATCCCGCCGTCTGAACAAAGCATACCACCAACACCATGAGCAGCATCAGCACATTCAGCAACACATGAAAATTGTGGTATGCCAACACCTGTAACTAAACGAGTTGTACAAAGTGCCCCTGAACCGATTCCAGCTTTTACAATATCGGCACCATTCAGAATTAATTCTTCTGTAATTTCTGGTGTTGCAACATTTCCAGCCATGATTGTGGCATTATTTTCAACAAACGCTCTAACTTTAGACACATATTTTACAAAGCTTTCCGAATATCCGTTTGCAACATCGATACACACGTTTGGAGTATAACCAATCTTCGATATCAGTGTAACATACTTATCATATTCTTCTTGACCCGACCCCATAGTATAGAAAAATTCTCTGTTAGTATCTATTTTAAAAAAAGCTTCTAGTTCATCAATGTTATAAAATTTGTGTATGCATGTTGGCATTGCATTATCTGATAACACTTTAGCAGTTTCAAATGTTCCAACAGTAGTCATATTAGCAGCAATTATCGGAGTACAGTCATTAAAATCTATATTTGAATAGAGGAATTTAAAATTTCTAGTAATGTTAGCCTGAAGTCTAGAAGTCAATTTAGATCTTTTTGGCTTAAGAAGAACTTGTGAAAAATCAAGATATTCTTCAGTTTCAATTCTCATTATGATTTGCTTTTCGGTATAAAATCTGGTCGAATGGGTTGAAAATCTCTAGTATCAAACTTAAGATTAAAATCGGGTAGTTCTTTTGGAATGCCACGATCTGCATTATTATATGTTAGTGTGATATGTGGAATATATTTCGGAAAATCATAAGTACCCTTATATGTGCTCATGATGTTGTTGTGATGCTTTACTAATTCTTTGCTGTCTAATACACCAACTAGACATTTGGTACTTCCCTGTGAATCAAATATTTCCCATCCGGATATTTTAGCTTCTATTGGAAGATCAAGATCATATCCTTTAGAATCTGGTATGCCCTTCTTTGAATATATTACTGTGGTATGATATTCTGAAGGGTCTATAAGATTCTTTATTCCATTTTCAGTTGCCCAAAAGTCAAGCTTTGCTGAGTCTTGCTTATTCAATTTAACAGAAATGTATGTTCCATCTTTGTGATCACCTTTCTGTTCTATTACAAATTCATTAAAATTCATCATTGTTTATCCTCAATTGTAGCCATTACCAACATAATAGTGTGTTGGTTTAAAAATCCATAAATCCCGCCGCCCAGCTATGGCCGCATTTTTATCTAAAAGCGTCACGCGTTCGGCATATTCTTCTGATCTCAATTCACAAATTCTTTTCATAAAGTTTTTGTGGAAGTCAGTATTATATAAAACTATATATACTCTTTTGTCAGGTGCTTCTGGCAAACCGTTGATAAAATCATCTACTTCTTCATTAATAGTCATATCTTTTTCCATTCTAACATTTGCATTTTCGCTGACAAATTATCGTACGTGTTTTCATTTATGATATTTTTTATTTCTAATGGAGTGAATCCAGCCAACACCATATCGTTTATATCTTTTTGAATGATATCATTTGGCCATATGCAAATGTTGTGTCCAGCATTAATTGAATCTTCCATTTTGCGAATTGTTTCTTTTCCACGTGGTTCATTGTCATAAACAATAACATGATTTTCGATATCACATGCTTCAATGTTTGTTTCAAGTTTGCCCCCACATGATGCTATAGAGTTACTAAGAAACAATGCATCCAACGGACCCTCTAAGACATAAACACGCTTGGATTTATCTATGCTATCTAATCCAAAAACTTTAGGTCTGTCATCATTAAGCAAAATTGTAATATATTTCATATTATCGTTCTTCTTTAGAGACCTACCCTGATAGCCAAACATGTCGCCAGCTTCGTCTAGAAGTGGAATGATAATTCTACCATCATCGAATTCTAGACTTTCAAATTTGTTTGCTATTTGGCTATTTGTCCATGCTTTAAATTTTGGTGCATAGTATAGTTTATGATGAACGTGTGGTGGAATTCTTCTTTTCATCACATATAATTTAGCAGGATGATCTGGCGCCAATTGTGATATCTTTTTAAGATCAGCAATTTTAGTTGTCTTTGCAAAGACTGGCTTTTTCATTTTATTAACAAATTGCTGAAGATCGGTTTCTTTCTTAGGACCATCTTTATCCACAAGAACCTCTTTCAGATATTCATAATAAAGCGGATTGTCTATCTGTTTAAGAAAATATTTGAACTTCATACTCGCATTGCAATTATGACAGTGAAATCTCACATGTCCGTCCTTTGGATAAATCCAACCGCGCGCTTTAGTTTTTGATTTTCGAGAGTCACCACAGATCGGACACCTAAAATTATAGGATCCGCCCGATCTTTTAAACATTTGAAGTTTTGGTGAAAGTAGATTGATATATTTAGTATCTATCCAGGAGTACATATTTAAATTGCTCACATAATGTAATACTAAACTATATATACAATTTACTCGATAGTTCCCTTAAGTTTACCATATTCTCTTATGGCAAATCCTGCAACTACGGCCGTTATCAATCCAGTAAGGCCTATCAAATCAGCACTGACACCTGTAGATAATGGTAAATATATTCCATGAATAATAACACTTCCAGCCATACCAATGCAAGCTGCTGGTCGCCATGATACTCTTATAAATTCTAGTACACTGTTTATTACTATGACAGACCAGTTAACAATACGCGCTAATATTTTCATTCTATTTCTCCTATTTAATTATACATTACAGAGAAAAGTCATCAAATCATATTGTATTTATTTCTTTTTAGATTTCGATTTAATCATAGACAATTGAGCAACACGACGAGCACTAGAAATTATCTGAGAGGTGTTTCCAAGATTCAATAGAGATATTGCAGCAACCAACATGATCAACTGACGAGCATCATCGGGGTTGGCACTGTTTGCAAGCTTCGTTATATTCGAAAGAATATATTGAACTATTGCTTGTTTATTATCTAGTGGATTCGGCTGGGCCATCTAAACACTCTTTCAAATCTGTTTTATTGTTAATTGATTGCTTAACACAATTGTATAAATCAATTAAATGGTTATATTTAAATGCGACATCGTTATAAGCAATATCAGCATCAACACCAGCACTAACATGTGCTCCCATACTGTTGCTTTCAATTTGTGGCATCTGGTTGGCCTTAATAGAAAGCCCTGCTGGTAAATCTGGAATTCGAACAGGTGTTACACCATCTGGTGTAAATTCATGAGTTGTAGCGCATCCTGCAAGGGCGAGGCTAGCGATCACTATTATAATTTTATTCTGCATCTGGTAATTCCATTCTAGCCACGGGACCGGGTCCCAATTTTCTAATCTGATTTCTAGCATCAGTAACACCCTGATCTACCTGGCACTGTTCATAGATAGGATTGTCTCTAATAATCGTTTGAATTGATTTATTCAATTTCGCTTCGATTGCAACTCTTTCAGCCGTTTCAGTAATCAATCCTCTACCGAATTCACTTATTGCACTATTTAACATCTGCTCGAATTCGCGATTCTTTTTATTTTCAGCATCCATTCTTTCTTGAATGGCTGCCTGTTCATCTTTAACACCACCCAGATATCCATTTCCGTATGCAGTTTTTACAGCATGGTTGTGATACCAATAAGCACCAAGGGCTAATAGAATAGGAAGCACCCATTTCCAATTATCTTTTAGAAACTGGCCGATCCATTTAAATCCGCCAAGTATGCTAAATCCAATTTTCATCAAAATACCAGTAAACATTAAACCTTACCCTTTACAAGATAATCTTTAAAAGACGACATGCGCTTAAATGTAGCGTCTTTCTTTTTCTTTTTTGCTGGCGGTTCGCCATCTGGACCTACACCAATTGCTGCCACTTGCCCACCGCCTGCTGAATTTGTTGGAGCTTCTTCATTGGTCATAATTCTATTCCAATATTTTTTAATTCTTCTAGCACCGTCTGCTGTTCATTTTCATCTAATATTTCATTGATGAATTTAGCACCATCTTCATCTAACGTTTCAAAAATGTGTGCCACGTTTTCTGGTCTATTCAAACTTGATTGTATTGCTAGATGATTATACATATTGTGATAATGCTCAAATGCATTAGACATCTTTTCATTTCTTTTCTTTAAAGAAACTGAATTTGTTTTAAGTTCATCAGCAATTTTTCTGAATGGAGCTTCTAGAGCTGCGACATTACTAGTAATTTGCTCTTCTTTGATGAATTCTTCTTTAAGTTTGCGCTTATGAGAGAAGTGAACATGTGTCATACCCTTATGCTCTTTAGAAATATGTACTGATAAACCATCCTTATGATGAACTGGATCTGAATAAGAATACATTCTTTCAGCCGAATGACCCATGGACCAAGTGTTTGGGTTTGGATCGTATCCTTCAGTTTTTTTAAAACCACTTTTCTTTAGATGATTAAAGATCTTTTGATGATCTTCATCGCTTTTTACATATTTTACATTTGGTATATCAGACCCATCTCTATGATATGTTGCATGTCTTGGCGCTGTCGTTTTAAATTTAGATCTTAATGCACCAATGTGTTTATCTACAGTTTCAATATTCATTAAAGTTTCCTTAATACACCAACGATATGATCATCCATATGTATATCACTTGCGTATATGATAGTCTCGTTTTCTATTTTATCTGGCATCATATTTAGTAGAACCACAAACGGTTTTAAATATTCTTGATACATGTGCAACTTATAAAATAACATTTTAGTAGCTCCTGCACCGAATACATTATAGATAATAATGATATGATTTAAGATTAATCGTTCTCTCAATTCACCACCATCTTTGTATTTTCCAAATAATCTTTTAATGTATTTAAATCTCTTTAAATCGTCGTCAAATTCTTTTGGATCATGACATTGTGAACTGTCATAATGTCTTGCTGCATAAAGAAGAAAATTGTCGTCATTCAACATTTCGGGGTTCATATAATTACACTATTCTAATTCTAAGCGCACCTGTTGTCGTATAATATGGTTCACCTAATAATACAGTTCCTGCTGCTGCAGCTGTATCGTCATCATACGGTCCGGCAAATAATGCGGTTTTCAAATTGTTTCCATTAATTTGCGACGTTACACTGTTGGCTCCAGTAACCTTTTCTATAACGATAAGATCATCAGAGTCAATAGTTGTAGCCGCGGGCAATTCATTTATTTTTCTAGCTCTACTAGTCATAATTTAATATCCCAATTATTCTGGTAGTAATGCGTCGTCAGTTGCATCGCCAGTAATACTGCCCATTGCAACTAATGTTTCGTAATTTACTCTACCTGCTCTGCCACCAGCAGTTGCAACAAGAGTTGCACCAGAACCACCAGTTGCGCCTGCGGTAGAATTAGCAATAAGAACTGTTGGATTAACTGCAACGAAGCCAGCGCCTGCGTTGGTAATTGTTACAGATGTAATACCACCTGTAGCATTTGTAGTTAAAGTTGCTGCAGCGTTTGCTGTATCACTAGTGATACTGATAACATCAGTATTGTTATATGTAGTGCCGCCTACACTAACTACGATAGATTCGATCGAACCAGTTCCGGCATTTCTTAACACCCAACCAGCATGAGTTACTTTCTGAGCTTCGCCGCCTGTATTTGCCATTTCGGCAGTTGAAACACCAAATTGTCCAGTTGCTTTTCCGGCTTCAAAGGTACCAACTGTTGTATTACCAAACAATGCTGTCTGATTACCTGTATTAGATGTTTTACCTGCTTGTGATGGTGCATAACTTACTGAGTTTGCTGCATCATCTGTATTTCCCCAAGTCATTTAGTTCTCCTATTATTCTTTTCTTAATATTATTTATTTAACAAAATAATGCCGGTTTCGAATGCTACTTCTACCGTTTCATCGTTTTCATATATGATATTACCTAAACCATACTCTTCATGTTCTATGAGCTCTTTTTCAAAGTCAATTTGAAAATCTTCTCTCATACTGTGGTGAATTTTATGATGCTGTTCATGTTCACCTATAACATGAGCTTCGAATTTTACCGGCAAATTATCCATGGTTTCTTTATGATGATCTGCATGCGATGTTGTCCACGAGTGAAACGTAGAGCCGGTTGCCTTGTTTGTATGGAAAGCAGCTGCTACGCCAGCCTTACTAATAGTCGCGGTGTGATGCACACCGGTCTTATTATTAAAGTGTGCATACACCGTATCATGTGGGCTTTCGCCGACCTTATCATACCCATGTTTTGTTAGTGTCTTATGAGCAACACTATCAAATTTGGTTTTTAGTGCATTGTTATTAGATATATGACTTTTGCGGTTTTCATCAGCTTCGGCATCACGAATTTTTGTCCAATGTGGATGATCATGTTTTGGGTGAACATATACGTCAAAATGACTAGCGTGTTGCTTTTTTATATCTTTGCGACTAAGCTCTCCGCCTTTCTTATATAGATCAGCATGTGGACTGTTCTTGCCAAGGCGGGGCTTCATAGAAACAACTTCATGTGGAGCTTTATTAGCTTTAAGATCAGCAAGCTTCTTTTCAGATCCTTTATCACCAGGCTTGTGTGTAAATCTAAAATTTGGTGTACGTTCTCGTGCTTCAGTGATTTCTACTTCTTCTTTAGCAAGTCTAGAAGCAGCTTTTTTGATAGACATCTGTCTTTTAATACTTTTTAGAATACCGTCAGTGTCGAAGTTTTTTAGATCACCATCTTTTTTACCAGCTCTATATGCAGTGTTGTGCACATCAGTTGAAGCTTTGCCAATATAATTAGCCACGGCACCCTTAGATATTTCATCTAAACGATTGATTTCGTCTTCATTAAAGACACCACTGATTTCTAATTCTTCTCTGTTCATTACATCTTCTTTAGTAAGTTTGTCAATCTTTTTGCGAGTCATCGTCTCACCTTTAGCTCTCTTTGAAATGCGGTCATTATCACCGTCAAAAGCAGCATTAAACTGATCTTTCGTTGACTTGGTACTATACTTTATTAGAGTATTCTTTGATAGTTCATCTATCTGCTCTTCTTCAACAACTGCTTCCGGCTCCACATTATTCACTTCTTCAGCGATAAGAGTAACCGATGCAGTAATATTTTTAATGATGTCTTTAATGCTTGTCATGTAATAAAACCTTTTTTCTTTTATTTATTAATTACGTATTATCAATTATTTTTGATTTAAGCTGTGCATTGTGCAATGGTTTTCTTAGATACCTATTTGCAACTATATCAGCTTTACTCATTTGTTCCGGTCTATCTATTTTTTCTTCAGCTGCACCCGACTTAGTCTCAAGTGTTTTGTCATTTGATTTGCTTAAATACATGATGTCTCTTATGATACGTGGTAGTGTTATTTTAATTTCCTATTTAATTATATCTCTAGATGATCTGACGTTTCTCCAGACCATTTTGCCACTTGCACTTTTGACCTTCACTCGTTTCGTATCAGAAGAATTGGTATGTACTACTGGAATTCCTTCGATTGAACCCTCTTTTACAGACTTACATTCACCACAACAATCTGGTGTACCACATTTTGTATGCTTACATTGACCCGGTGTGTCATTAGCAAATATTTTAGTTGCTGAGTCTGTGCCAACTTCCCTATGCGCCGGATTAGGATCGCCTTCAACTATTGATTCTTCATTAATACCGTATTGCTTATGAAGATGTTTAGGATAATGATCTTTTACGTGTTGTTTGAAAGCTGCACTCTTTTTATTCAACTTTCCAGTTGTTTTACTATAAGCAGCCTTTGGGTATGCTGGGCCGTCTGGTGTGTATGGGTCCCATGCCGCACCAAATTTAGAACTCGACTCATTAATGCCAGCATGTCTGTTAGCAGAATCTTTGAACTTCATTCCAAACAATTTTACTTTACCATGCTTATTAGATGCTTTCCAACCAGTTTGAGCTTCAGTATTATTAACATCGCCAAAATGTGGTCTAACATGTGGTGTATTGTTAGATTCATCTATTTCTGCTTCTTCATTGGTGTTCTTTACACAGCTAGGTACTTCTTTTCCATTGACTATATGAACACCCTGTTGACTAAATCCTTTACCATATGGATTTTTTACATTAACAACGTCTTTACCAAATCTGTCTTTTTCCGTCCAAGCTTCATCCATAGATTCTTTCTTCATATAATCCTGCTCAGTCTTTAAATGTTTAATATGGACTATTCTATCGTCTTCATGATTATTACGAAGAACAACATGATCTGGCTTTCCAAATGCTGCTGCATGTACAAATCCATTACCCTTTGGTGTTCTCTGATGTATTCCACCATATTTATCTATAAGCTTTTTAGATAATTCAACATGTGCTTGAAGCTTCTTTTCATAATCTGGATCAACTGCTTCATGAAGTTTGCCTCTATATTGCTTACCGGACAATTCTTCGTATCCAGAAACGGCTTTATGAAACTTGTTATGATGATGCTGCAATTTTTGACGAACTTTATCATTGTGGTAGCCAATTTCTTCATGTGCGCCACGGGCTTCTTCGTCACTGAATCCCCATTTTTTGTGATTACCAGCATCTAAATCATCTTCCATCTTAAAGCTTTCACCGTGTTCTTTTTTAAGATCATTATGTGCTTTGCGATGGTGTTCGGCTGTAGCATGATCTTCTTTAGCCCATGCTTTATTCTGCGATTTAATTCTCTGATCAAGGCTCTGTTCTCTCGGTTTATATTCACGCTTAACTTTACCGGCTTTCAAATCAGCGAGATTTTTCTGAGCGTCTTTAAATGCCGGGCTTTCGGCACGAGAAGATGATTCTACTACTTCAAGTTTCTTAGCATTTTTGCGGCGCGATTGAGATAATTCAGTTCTCTTTTTGGTTACATGATCGATCCATCTGCGAGAAGAAGCGCCTGGAGATCCAACGCGAGCGAGTTGGGCTTCATGAAGATCGGCATCTTCTTTAAAGTATGTTTTACCCATATTAATGAATGAATTAACTCTAGCAAATGCATACTGTTCCATGGAATAGTTATATGATTCTTTCCAGCAATCACAACCACGATTATATACTTCACCTAGTATATCGATATCTATGTTACTAGAATCTGACTTTTTCTTAAGAGCCAAGAACGTTGGTGTTTCTAGTTCTTTTTCTTCTGAAAATTTTCTATAGAATTTAATATTGGGAGAAGAACTAACTTTAACAGATTTTTCTTTATCTTTTTCTTCTTTCTTTTTACCAATAATTTCAGCAAATTTTTCGTTTAATGATTCGGCCATTTCTTTTTTACCCAAGTTTTCTAGTTTTTTACCTGCCATGAATGATTGTAATCTTTTCGATTCCATATTTTGTATGCGAGGAATTAGTCTTAATGCTAATTTTTTAATAAGTTTGGTTTTAGATTCTATTGCCTTATCGATGACCATCTTTTCTGAAACTGAAAGATTGGCATAATCGGCGCCTCTTTTACCTGCAAATTTTCTTCTAATAATTTTACGTGCTAATGCATATGCTCTCTTTTTAATTATCTTCTGTGGAGCATGTTTGCCTCTAGCAACACGACGAGCTATCTTAAGCTTGTTCTTATTTGCACGAATGATTTGAGATCGTTTCTGTCTCTGAGCAATACTGAGAACTTCATCAAGTTCTTCTGCTTCTACTTGTTTGTTTTCCATATCTTCTTTTTCTGCGTATAAAAAAAGCCCTCCGAGAAATCTCGAAAGACAAACTTAATTAGGCCAAGGACAATCCCATTTCTCCGACATAGTATCTAGCTTTGGAGAAGTAGCGTTTCTGTCGCGGATGAGTTGATAAACATATAATAACATCAAAGAGTTTTCCTAAGACTTATCTTTGTTAAACGGGATTGCCTTGGCCTAACCGTTATGCAAGAACTGTTCTTGCACTATATATTTATAATTTTAAATAATTACGGCTGCATTTCCGTCTACAATCCACTTAAGACATGAACGTCATAATTGCCGGGCTGGCTTCCGTGACAGAATTTACCATTCCGGGCAGTCGTATTGTCTGGCGGGGCATCATGCCCGATGCCCTCATGGAGCGCGCAAGCAATATCCGCATCCAGTTCCCGATCCGGGACGCTCTCAGCTTTCAGGCGTTTGCTTAGGTCGGTCATTGGTCCCACCATAGATCGATCACTGCGCCCAGACTGGCAATAAAAAAGAAACAGCAAATTATATAAAGACCGCCTAACAACAGTGTTCCCATCACTTCTCTCCTAGATATGCTTTGGCGGCGGTGATGGCTGTGCGGGTCATTTCTATCTCGCGGGGCTGTTCTAGTGAGACCATATAAGCAAATTCGATTGCTTCTTTTGCGTATTCCAAAGCCTCAACACAATCCTCAATCACCTTCCGCGTTTGAGCCGCCTGGGATAGGGTGGCGTCCTGATCGTTCCACAGTTCAGTCAATTTCGCCGCTATCTCTGGACTATTCGGGCTTGTTCCAGTGTGACAGATAACTGTTTCAGTTCCAGCAATATACAGGCCGTTCAATTGTTGCGGCCCATCCTGCTCGAAATATTCGGCGGTAATCTCAACTGATTTTTTCATGGAAGCTCCATGTTCTTTCGCTGTCTGCGCTTTTGTCGCACCCCATTCAGCTTTGCCAATGCGTTCGAATAGCGTCGGCTCTATCGTATCAGCCATCACTGGATCACCCATTATTGTTTCATTGATCATCCTATATTCCTCTCAATATCTTCTTTCACGGTGGCTTCTAAGGCTTTATCATTGGATTTAACTTTTTCATAAGTCATCCCAAAAATACGGTTCTGTGCAATAGCCAAAGCCAGATCAGCGCAGCCATTCGAGCCATCGCCATAAGCACCATTCAGCGCATTAAAAGCCAATTGGCGATCGCGTTCATTGATTGATTTTTCTATCGTGTTACTCATCATCTTTCTACTAATCTTATCAGTGAAATCGCTGTTATATCCTGCCTTAAGATAAACATCCGCAGCGATATCCAGCGCCTGCTGTAGCAGCGGGTCTTCTGGCGGGTCTTCATGCTCGCTTATGTAGAGGGCGAAGGTTCTGTCGTGGTCTTGAAAAGTACCAAAACCTCCGCGCAGTTCGCGCGCTCTATCATAAGCCCACTGTGGTATATCGGTCATGTTAATTTCTCCATCATTTGCTGGTCACGGTGTTGTTCATATCTATAATCTGCATAATCAGCGGCGGCGTCCTGTTCGTCGCTACCTGCCCGTTCTTCACACTCGATTTGCAGAGCTTCATATTCTGCATCATTGAAGTCTGCGATCCGACCAGCGACATCGATCCCGACAAACTCGGCATTGATGATTTCACAGTCGCCGCCTTCAGCTGGTTGCCAATATGTCTGTGCGATAAATGGCGAGACGCTATAGGTGACGCGGACTTCCAGTTCGTCATCGCCGCGCTGGATGAATGTTGTGAATGTGTGGCAGGTCATTGGCTAGCCTGCTCTGCTCGGTCGCTGATTATCTGTTGGGTGGTTGCCTTGCGCTCATCATCGGCGCAGGGTATTGGGTTATTGGTCATTGGGGGGGTTCCTTTGCGTTTGATCGGGCTCCATGGTCTTGGCTCCCATTTTATTCCAGAATGCTTCAATCTCAGCCGCGACAGCGGTCATTAGCTGCGCGTCCATTGGGAGGCCTTCGCGCTGCATGATATATGCTAGTTTATGGCTAGCCTGCTCTGCTCGGTTGCGTTCATTGATTGATTTTTCTATAGTGTTACTCATCATCTTTCTCCTTTACTCTCAAATAATTGTATGTAACATTTTTAAAGCCTTCACTAAATGCTAATGGACAATTAAGCTTAAATGATTCTTTATCACTATCTTTAACAAACTGTCTCATTTTAGAACCACTAATTCCAGAAACATCGTCGCTTTCATCTCTTTTTCCGACAGAAATCACTTCTATTTCTTTGAAATTAAAATCGAGATGGTTGTAGTTATTCAATAATCGCTTATATTCTTTAACACGATCTTCACCACACACAAAAATTAATTTGTCATAATTTGGTGAAGCCAGTGTTAGATGTTGAATAAACGATGGATGATGTGACGATGCTTTAACGAAATTCATAGTCGGATATGATTCAGACAATATGTTGAATTTAAAGTCTATATCCAACGGGTTTTTATTCTTATCATTAGAATGGCTTAGTACAACCATAGTTTCTGCATTTTTATATTTCATTCGTGTCTTGCACATCAAATTGAATACTGGTTCATGACCGAGTGTTGGTGGATTAAATCTACCATATGTGAATATTAAAGTTTTCATGAATGTCTCTCAAAGTTTGCATAGCTGAATGCTTTTCTATTAACAAGTTTTACTGGTGTATTGTCCTGGAGCCTAGTGACAAATCCTTCATGACCACATGAAACATCATTGATACTTTTGATCAAACCATGTCGTCCATAGTACCGGTCTAGCATACTAATTAAAAGTTCTTTAGCAGCTTTAACTTTCAAATATAGGATTACAAATTCTTCGTTGTTAAAAATATCTTGTAGATTATAAATTGTTAGTTCTTCATTATTTCTAATGAGTTTATTTACGAGCACTACATTTTTTGGGTCTGGCTTAAAGCTTTTAGCATATCTATTAAAATTCACAAGACTGTAAAGGAATGATGATAGTTTACCGTCTCCACCTCTTCCTCGAGAAACACTCGTTTGTGGAGCATAGAAACTTCTATCCAATTGCGGCGTTTTTAAAACGTTATCACTAATAGATGTACTGCTTTTCAGTTGAGTGTCATAATGTGTATGAAGTGCTATACCAATGTCATAGTAAACTCGGTGTGGTGAATCAAATTTATATGTTATAGTGTTAGCTGTGAAAGTGTTTGTTCCATCGAGATCACTGCCAAGAAATAACAAATCTCCTTGGATGATTGATGATTGATGTGTTACCGAAAGATCATTATGAAACAGATCTTCTAATAGTGGAAATATATACGTGAGCTTATTTACCAGTTCCGGTGATTTGCCGTGGTTTCTAGTAATGTCTTCCACATTATAATTAATCTTTGGCGTCTTATTAAAAAATGATTTAGTTGCAACGAAGAACTTATTCTCAGTTGGACATGTTCCAAACAATACGGCAGGAGCACCATCGTATTTGATAGAGAACGAGTCCTTATAATAAAGAACATCAATAATATCATTGAGAGCATCGGTCCCGCGAAGTATCAAAAGATCTTCGAGATGTGGAATGTGATCAATCTTATTCATATCAAATCCAATCTGGCTTTTCGCGTTTTTTCCACGAATGCAGATGTGCTTTCGCGGTCTTGTAATATTCACGATAATTGGCAACTACATCAGATGTTTTAAATTCATCTGGCATGCATGATGGTGGTTCTGTCCAACCCTGCTTCTGTAATCCATACGGAGGGCTCTGCAGAAGATATGCTAACTTAGTAATAGTTGCATGAGTCTTACCGTAACGATAAGTGTACTCACTACCAAGTGCATACATGTGTTCTACCAACCAGTTATAATTTTGCACCGAAGTGCGAGCCCACACTGAAGATGGATGATTGGCATGAGTAGCTTTATATAATATTGGCTCTCGTTCATCAACCAAAAGCATATGTTTCCGAGAGCCAATTTTTCCATTCGATTTTTCATACGACTGAATTATCTGAGTGCCGTCTAATACACGATGGGCGGTAGACAACATTTGAGCAGTTTCGACGATCATCTTAACTACATGCTTGTCCACCATCCACTGCGCACAGAGAACTGGTGATTTATCTAAATAGAATATGTTCATATGCTCTTATAAACAATTCTCATTCAAATGTCAACTATCTTTTAAAAATAGTAACAATTATCCATATCAAAATTATCAATATTGCAATACTAAATGGAATAATGATGGGCGACAATACCCAAAACCAATTCCAGGCAACATATCCTGTAAGTTTTAGCGTAATGAATACGATAGTAAGTAGTCCTAAAAATCCTACGCCACCGGTGCTAGATGAAGATGTGTTGTTAGCCATTTATTTTACTCCTGGTTTGTTTAAAAAGAATGCCGGTGTAAAGCCGTTAAAACCACCACCCATGCACAAATGTCGTTTCATATTTACTAATGTTTTACGATCTTTAGATTGAATAATAGTAATATCAGTTTTATTTTCTACGAGTGTATTATCAATAATTTTATAGCTCATTTAAAATCTTTCATTTTATCTCTAAGTTCATCATTAATTCTTTTACCAGTCGGCGTTTGATCCATTATAGCAACATCGTCATTTAAAACTCGTTGTGCACTATCTTCTAGATCATAAAATTTCATTCTACTCTTATCTAGTCCAACAAAAAATCTCCTATCCTTTGATATGTCTGAATATCTGTTTTTAAGTTGCTTCACCATAACTTGATTTAATTTTTCCATCTCTTCAGATGTAACTAGAGCAAACATTAAATCTGCAGTGGCGGGAAGTCCAAAACTATTCTTTGTTAATATGTCATTACAATAGAAAAGATTATCACCAGACACAGAAAGATCGACTGTTTCCAGTTCTCCAAGCTCTATGATTTCGACAATAGTATCATTATAATCTATAACAGCATCTGAGAGTGTTTGCTTTTCTATTTTCTCATTTTCCAATTTAACAAGAAGATCGGTCAATTGTGCCAAATCAATCTTACCAACTGGATAACCATTTTCCATCAAGTACTCTGCTTTAGCTAAGCATGCTAAATAAATATTACTCATCACGGTTCCTACTATTAAGATTATCACCAACACTCAAACCAGTTTCGATTGATATTCTGCCACGCTTTGTTGGAAATACATGATCTTTGCTTACAATTATTTCTTTGCCAGCTGATGTTTTTATCTTATAACAGTCTTTGAGTTTCGAATGATGAACCATATGAACCGTTTTATATTGATCATTAGATATAATTTGATCTCCAACTACAATATCTTTAATCATTTTAGAACTACCATCACGCAGTTCAATCATTTCATCCTGGAAGATACATTCAGATGTATCGGTAATTTCAATATCGCTTGAACCATATCCAGCTCGAGTAACCTGTGTAGCACTAATGATAGGAACGTTGTGTTCAACGGCAAGTCCACGAAGTTCTTCGGCAATCGACTTAATCATCGTGTACGAGTTAGCATTAGCACCGGCCTTAATTCTGACTGATCCGCATAGATTGATGTAATCGATATAGATGATGTCTGGTATAAAATTCTTCTTAATTTTTAATTCATTAAGAAGATGACGAAAGTGATTTGCATGGGCTGTTGAAGTTGGATATTCTTTAATGATAAGCTTGCCCATAGTTCTGGACTTTAGCTTAGCAATCATTTTATCGTAGTAGGCTTTTGGAGTTTTATCCAAATCGTCCATGGTAATATTTAGAAGATTAGCATCAATTCTTTCTGCGATCTTTTCTTCAGCCATTTCGAGCGTGATATATAGGACACTCTTATTATCCATGAGATTGCCAGCTGCCATGTGGCACATTGCCAAACTTTTGCCCGCGCCAGTATTGTGTGATTCTATACCATTTGTATAATATCGCTTATTTTTATGATTAACATTTATGTCTACAATTGGAATTATATTATCTGTCTTAATGGTAAATGCTAATGATGGTCCATGTATCGTTACTAATTCTACAGGATCTTGCATATATTCTAACTCTTGTGCAGTAATCCATTCATCATCAACAGACTTAAATAAATGATCCGCGTTACATTTGACTTCTAATCCATTTGCGGTTGTAATGATATATTCTTCATATGAACCCTTATCAACAAAAAAATTAATGCCAACCCAACCATCTGGAGAATATACCTCTACTTCATAACCCTCTTTAAGCAAGTCATCTACGGCACCTATTTCTATTTCTTTTTCTACCCAATTATTCATTAAAAACTCCAAAATAATAAATATTACTAGCCGGCACTGGCATAATATTTATACGAAAGATTAAAACATGTATGATATAATCTATTCATCATTGTGTGAAAATAGAAAATCATTAAAAGAAAAATATGGCTACGCCAGCGGATTACATGCTCATCACATAATTCCAAAACACATGGGCGGCGGCGATTTACAAGAAAATTTAACATATCTAAATATTAGAGAACACATAATTGCTCATTTCTTATTGTGGAAAATATATAAAAATCCAAATGATTTAAGATCTATGCACATGTTGGGTGCGAAGCTTTCAACTAAACAGCGAATTATCACTGGTAAGTTCTGTCATAAAAACAAAATCGGATTTCATTCTGATAAATATAAAAATAATAAAGAATCAATCAGAGCTAGCGCCAGAAAGGCGGCGGTGACACAATCCAAAAATAAAGTAGGAACTTTCGATCCAGTCTTTAGAAAAAACATGTGTTCAAAGGGTGGAACTGCTGGCTCTAAAACACAAAGAGAAAATAAAATAGGAGCCTTTTTCGATCCAGATGTAAAAAAAATTATTTGTGCTAAGGGCGGCAGAGCTCTTACTGGCTTCATATGTGTAACTAATGGAAAACATAGAACTAGAATAAAGCCTGATTTGTTGCAATCGTATATTGATATTGGATACCAGCGCGGATTTACACTTTTCTAATTCGCACTTTAATTTTTGTTGATGGATGAACACAACCAGCAAGTATGATTGTAAGTGTTTTTCTAGAAACACCACCCTTAGTGATATTATTAAAATGCTCAATGTCGAATGGTATTTTCGCTTCAGCTAAATGATAATACTCGAATCTCTCTTCAGAATTTTCTAAATAATCATGACCGATATCAGTATCAAACGATACTGCTAAAGCGTCACTCAGAATTTGTGGAATAGAACCCTTAGATAATGGATTTTTGTCATCATCGTCATCGATAATTTTGATTGAATCCATGATCGCATTGTAGAGAGCTTTGTCTTGACAGAATTTCTCTGTAGTATCTGTAAGCCAAACCATCTGTTGTTCGGTATATTCTAAAGTCTTGGTCTTTTCGACACACTCTTTAAAAACGTGTTCCGGTAAAGATACTTTATCTATGTCCAGAAGCAATGCTTCCTTTGTTGGAGAGGCATTGTACTTCTGGAAATAGTGTTCTATTAATTTATAAAGAACTTTATCAGCATCGTTATGAAAATATTCTGGCTTTAAAAATGCTATCGTCTTTCTGACGTAATCTTCATTATATAACAAACTACTTAATATAATATTTTCAATGCTCATATTGATCCTTCGTGTTGAATTCTATTAGCGAACTATATATACCAAGTTACTCGTTTTCGTCCTCCAAATTATCATAAACTTCTTCAGAATCATCTTCAATCAAAGCACCATGAGATACTGAGTATTTCGCTTTAACAAAGTCTTTAAATTTCTGATCCGCAAGAATTGGCTTCCAAAAATCAGCAGTGTCAGTAGCTTGAATCTTTATGCCCTTTTCATCAAATTCACCAGTCTCTTGATCTACTTTTGAATATCTACCGTTCTTCGGTTTCGTAACGTGACCAGATTCGAGAGCCATATCTAACAAACCAGACCATTTAGAAATACCACCCTTGAATTTCACTGTAATTGGAATCTTAGATTTTTCTTTAACGTAGCGAGATTTTTCAACATTGATAATGAAGTTATATCCCATAAGATCTTTACCGTCTTTATCCTGTTGACGACCGATAATGAACACGTTATCCGAGGAGTACATTCCTCCCGTTCCGCCTGACACGATGGGTTTACTGAACATTTCCATAGTCATGTAAACGTGATTTACGACGATCATTGGAATATCTTTGAGATTTAGATGTGGTGTAACCATTCTGAAGAACGATTTAAGCTGCTTAGCACGAGTCATGTCAGCAACAGATTTACCGTCAAGAGCGTCGTCGACTTCTTTCTTAGATGCCATGTTGCCGATAGAATCGATGAGAACTATCAGATGTTCTCCACGGATAATGTCTTCCAATTGAGTCATAACATCAAACTTCATCTGTTCGATGTTTGTCAGTGGTGTGTGGATAACTCTTTCCATGTCAATACCAACAGCTTCAAAATATGATTTTGGTGTACCAAATTCTGAGTCATAAAATAACAATACGGCATCTGGGTATTTGTCCATATATGCTTTGGCTGAAATGAGAGAGAACAAAGTCTTAAAGTGCCGAGATGGCCCAGCCCACTGAGTAAGTCCAGGAGTAAGTCCGCCATCTAGATCACCAGAGTATGCAACATTAATTGCCGGGATTTGTGTTTGGATCATATCCTTTTCATTAAAGAATTTTGATGTCGACAATATCGAACTTTCTTTAATTGTAGAATTCTTTTTAATTTTTTCTAGTAATGACATGTTATGTATTCTCTCCGTTTAATATATTTTGTAGTCTGTCAATAAATTGGTCAATCTTTTTTGCACGTTCTGGCCATAGAATATATTTGCTCTTATCAGAATCCTTTTTAAGATTCGTTAATAATGGATAAATGGCATCATACATTTCTTTAGCCTTGTCTCTATTATCGAATTCGCTCGATATAAATTCGTCATCTACGGCACTAAAACCGAAATCATTTTCATCATTCATAAATAATTTTTCCCAAATGAAACTCTTCATCATCATCATCAAAAATTGCCAGCTTGATGTTCTCTTTAAATTCTAACTCTCTGGCCATATTAGATATTTTTGTGTTGCTCGAACACTTCAACAGTTTGACTAATTCGTCACAGTCTTCGGCAGTGTATATTGGACCAATTCTCATAATTAATCTCCAAAAAAACTATCAAGGTTTGACGTGTGCTCTGCTTCCCAGCCTATCGATTTAAGGATAGCTAACAGTGGGTCAAGAAACGATTTAGTAAATTGCAAATCGTAATTGATATATTTTTGTATATTGAATTCCTCTGGAAGTTCATCCGGACACGATAGTACATTAGAAAAATGTGGGTTCGGAGCCTTGAGATAACAAAATCTTATTTTGTCGCCGCTTCCTATCTCTTCATATTTATTACGAATGTCGTGCTCTTCTATCAATCTATTGAACAAAATTGAACCTTTTACATGTATCGGAGTTTTCTTTAGAAATCCAGTGCGTGTATTCCATTTGGCTATATCACTAATTCCCCTTGGAAATGATATTTCAGCAAAGTTTTTGTTTTCAAATTCAGTTCTAAATTTAGAAACATATTGCTGTAGATCTTTTTCTTCAGCAGACATAATGAGTGATATCGAATGCTTAATTGCTGTTCGACATACTTGTGGAGTTGATGATTTAATAGCTTCAATACCGGACATTTTTAATTCTGGTATTGCGTACTCAACACCCTCGAGATTGTAAACATTAAGAATATATCTTTTCTTGGCTGTCCATATTGCTTTATTAGCAATACACTCTCTGGCCATTTTCATTTTCTGAGATTTAGCATTCATCATAATAGCTAATTCAGAATAGAACTTTTCAATTTGTACTTCCATTTTCTCAGAACAGAACTTATCAAGAATTCTAGTTATTTCTAAATCGCTTTTATCGGATATTCCAACCTTTTGAACTAGTCTATCGAGTGTAATATAGACAGAGTCAGTATCACTCGCAATAACAAAATCTACATTCTCAGTACCTATAAGCTTATTGAGATATTCATTAAGTCTATCTGCAATCCAACGAATAGATAACTGTCCAGACATCGTAATAGCTTCAGCATGGTTAATATCATACCATCTGAAATATTTATTTCCAAGCGCACCATAAGCACTGTTCAGCTGAATTTTCTTAGCCATCTGTAGATTATTAAATTTAGCAATTAGTTTCTGCAATTCCCATGTTGGATTTTTTTGATTTTTCTGTTTTACATCAAACATTAATCTCTTGTATTTGTTTCTGTCCTCATACATTTTTTCCATCAAAGCTGGTAAAAATCCCTGCTTGTCTTTCGTATAATAACATCCATTCGCAGCCCACGAGTGATCATCATCTCGTATAATTTTTCTTTCAAGTAGTTTGTCTATAGTATTAAAAGAACTAACTCGACCAGCAAATGTCTCTGGACTAATATTGTATTGCATGATAAGGTGTGGATATAGTGAATTTAAATCGAATGAAACTACCCACTTATGCATACCAACGTGCGGAGCCTTAACATATCCGCCCACTAGAGGCCCACCGAGGCCACTATCTCTATTATTCGGTATGACTATATCATCTTCCAGTAGATAATTGTGTATCATCACATCCCACTGGCGCACAGATGCAAGAGTATCATTATAGTTTACTTTTGCATCATATGCAAGAGCGAAGACTAATTCAATTAGTTTAAGCTTGTCTTCTAGTTTAAAAATCAAATCAACGTCGTGAATATTATATTCGATGTATTTCTGTGGATTTTTTTCATACAAATCGTCGAGATTAATGTAGTCTGTGTAGTCTAGCTTCGTTTCACCCAATTCGACTTCACATATATGTGCTAGTGTATATTTTTCTCGACTTTTGTATGTAAACTTTTTGTATAGTTGCATATAGTCCAATACGCTGATACCAGCCAATTGATATGATGGGCAGAGTTTGCCTTTGATCATAACTTCGTAAGCGATCAGGTTACCCCATGGGCTAAGTTCTTTAGCATGTCTTTCACCAAGAACTCTGATAATTCTATTAACGAGATATGGAATATCATAGAATTCTACGTTCCATCCAGTAATTACATCAGGGTCTAAGAGCTTCCAAACCTGAATGAATTTTAATAGTAGATCTTTTTCATTTTTACAATGATAGTATGTAAGATCGTCTTGATGTTCTGTAAATTCTTTAACACCAAAGGTATATCTGTGAATGCCTTTACGAAGTGTTATCGCCGTAATTTCATTTGGAGTCGTTGTAACACCTGTTGCGATATCGACTCTATTCTTCATAGAGTTTTCGATGTCGAGACCAACAACAGAAATCAGTTCAGGATCATATTCAATCATACCCTTGTAGTTATCAAAGATGTAAGTATACTGATATTGTGTCAGACCATAGATTGGAAAATTCGACACATCACTATAAGATTTAACAAAATCTCTAGCCTCGCGGATTGTATTGAAATTTTTCTTATCGACATATTTTCCATCCAAAGTTTTGTACTGTGTCTCGACAGGTGAATTGACAAACAGATATGGTGAATATGCAGATGTTTCTCTAAATGGCTTTCCCTCTCTTACTCCTTTAGTATAAATTTTGCCGCGGTGAAGCCAGACGTTGGTGTAAAACATAGGGAATCCTCAATGAATAAATAGTATGTATATTATATATTACGATAGGAGAAATGATGTGGAAACAAATCCAGTAAAATTATTGCAAACAAAATCTGGTGTAAATCCAGACGGCGCTTTTGGACCAAATACATTTAGAGCAGTGACCAAGTTTTATAAATTATCGAAGATCAGATCGGCTCACTTTTTCGGCCAATGTTCTCATGAATCTGCAGGTTTAACAAAATTCAGCGAAAATTTAAATTATTCCGAATCAGGTCTATTAAAGACATTTGGAAAATATTTCAATGCCGCTACAGCTAAAAAATATGCACGTAATCCTGAAATGATTGCAAATAGAGTATATGCAAATAGAATGGGTAACGGTGATGAAAAATCTGGCGACGGATGGAAATATCGTGGTCGTGGTGCTATTCAACTAACTGGTAAAAATAACTATACGGCTTTTGCTAAATATTTAAAACGTCCAGATATTCTTAAAAATCCTGATATTGTTGCAACAGAACTTGCATTCGAGTCTGCAAAATTCTTTTTTGATTCAAATGGTCTATGGACTATCTGTGATAGAGGAGTAAATCGTAGTGCAATTATCGATCTCACAAAGAGAATCAACGGCGGTACTCATGGTTTAGATGATAGAATTAATCAAACAGTTAAATTTTATAACTGGCCATAATTACAAAAAAGAGCGGGAAAACAAATCTCCCGCTCTTTTTTTGTCTTTTATCCGAGTCCAATAGTACCAAGGAACATGCAAAGCATGAGCACACTAACAATAAGTGATGACACGTTTGCTACGCTTGTGATATGTACAACATTACCCATTAGTTTTAATCTTTACGGTTTTAGGTTCTACTGA